GAATGCAACCTTGTTGTTTCGGACGTTGACATCTCATCCATTGAGACAGCGAACGGACTTGTCGAAGATGCCACAAGCCACTGGGAACTGCTCGTCAACGGAATGAGCCTGTCACTTCCGACCATTGACGCTTCGTCTATCGGAATCGCAGACGGCATCATTTCCAGTGCGGTTTCCTCATGGCAGAGCGCTATGAACTTCTCATGGACGCTTCCGTCATTGCATGGATCGTTGCCGGTTATATCCGTCAACATGAGGTCCGTAAGCAGTTCAGACGGAAAGACAACGGTCAGCTATCCTGAGTTCAGTGCCAGCACGAAATGGTTCGCAAAAGGCGCTATTTTCGACCAGCCGACAATCATTGGTGTAGGTGAAGCAGGTGCAGAGGCAGCGCTTCCTCTGGATCAGTTCTGGAGACGGCTCGATGCCGAGTTCTCCGAGAACGGCGGTTCAGGTGCAACTATAAACAATTACATCGAAGTAAACGGTGCGACCGATCCCGTAGCATATGCGGACGAACTTGCGCGTGAATTACAGCAACAGCTGAAGAGGGCTTAAAATGGCAAATACATGGACAACCAAAGCCCCGACGGGGTTGCAGGTAGAAAGAAATGGAAACGAGTTCACGTTCTCATGGAAAATCAAGGATGTGGACTATGGACGGAAACAGGAATTTGAATTTAAGACAAGCAGAAATGGAAGCTGGCACAAACGTGTTATCACCACGAAGCAGACATCCATAACTGTTGAATTGCAAGCGGAAAATATCAGCGAGTTGTCCTTCCATGTTCGTGGGTGGCGGAAGAAATTCACAAAGAAGGTAAAGACAGGCGAGTACAACAAGGACGGCACCGAGAAGACAAAGCAGGAAGAGGTTAATACGACAAAATCCAAATGGGCAACAAAGACGGCCTGCTGGGTGCCTGAATTGCCTACCATGCCGACCATCACCTACGAAAGACTTACCGCCAACTCTGGAAAGTTTACTGTGGAGCATGACGCCGACACTGACGGAAAGAAGATTGCAAAGTACGTTGTATATGAGACCTGCACGAGCACATCCAATGCGAATCCGCCTAAGGACGGAAAAAACGGATGGCCCGGAGGAGAGACAAGCGGTCTTGTCAATGTCTCGGTTGAGCAGACATATACGGAGCAGACTGAGACCATCCAGAAGACAGGCCTTGTAAGATGGTTCCGTGCGAGATGCATCGGACCTGCCGAAAGTTCTGACTGGGTGTATGCACATCATGCGTACAGCAAGCCAGTAGCACCTGCGCTTAAGAGCGCATCTGCAAAGGCATTCCCGGATAGAGGGTCAATCAATCTGTCCGCAAACTGGACAACACAAGCAAGCCTCCTGAGACCTGTTGACGAGGAAATCATGCAGTATGTGATCGCGGTTCCGACCGACGATGCATGTACCGCACCCGCAACAGGGTGGCAGGATGCCATATCCGTGACACCATCGGGTAAAAAAGACATCGTGACCGCAACCGTCTCGGAGTCACTGGGGAATGAGCAGTGCCTGTGGATGCGTGTTGTGGCAAAGCATGATGATGACTATGTTTCCAACAGTAAGACCATGCGGGTGCTGACATCCTCACTGCTCGCACCTGGCATCAATGCGAATCCGAACTTTACCACGGGCGCGGTCTCCGTAACGCTGACGATTAACACCCAGTGCTCCGTTGCAAGGCATGCGATATTCTACAGAGACCCGAAGAACCCGAAGAACGAGTCCGTTGTTGCCATCCTCGCTCCGGGAGTGACCACGACAACGGTCACGATCAATGCGGTTAAGGGTGCAAGCAAATCGTGTATCGGCGCTTACGCATTTGTTGGAACGTTCAGCGGATTGTCTCCCAAGCCTATCATGACATCCCCGAAAGCAGTGGACGAGGACATTGCTCCGGTCGCGCCAAGTACTCCGACACTCACACAGGGAACGGACAGCGGATCCGTAGCGGTGGGCCTGACATGGAACTGGACGGGCGCTACGAGCATGGAGCTGACATGGGCGGACAATCCGTATGCATGGCAGTCTAATGAGACTCCAAAGACCTGCACAATATCGGAAATCGGAGCAAAAACATGGTACATTCGTGGACTTGAAGTCGGCAAGGTGTGGTATTTCCGAGCGAGATATCACGGGCTCATCGACAGCGATGAAGCGATCTCTGCATGGTCCGGAACGGCGAGCATCGACCTGGCTACCACACCGGAGACGCCGTCGCTCTCACTCAACAGCGGATTCGTGCTTCCGGGCAAGTCTATATCGGCATCATGGAACTATGTCAACGAGGACGATTCACCGCAGGATGCTGCACAGGTATGCATCTGCACTGTGTCCGGCTCAACCATCACATACGGTGCGGTCATCGCAAACGCTGGAAGCGGTCAGAACGTACTGGTTAATTACAGATGGGTGAGGGGTACGGATTACAACCTTGCGGTCCGTGTTCGCTCAGCCTCCGGCAGATACTCGGCATGGTCCGAGCCTGTGAGCGTGTACTGCCCGAACCTGCCGACCATGAACTTTGCAAACCTCTCGCCTACTCCGATCGTTAACGGGGTCATGACATCTCTGAACGGAGAGGTCGGCCTGAGTATGTATGCAGACAAGTGTGGCGGTGAATATGCGATGTACATCACCAGAAGCACCGACTGCCATATTGACCGACCGGATGAAAGCGTCAGAGACGGATATGCAGGTGAGACCATCTGGAACGCCTCAGGACGATATGATGGTTCTGCACAGACTTACAGCTATGCCATCACCCGTGACGACCTCATCGGGGAGTTAGATGATGGATGTTTATATGCACTCATCGGAACACTGACGGACGACTACGGCCAGACCGTGACAAGGCAGATGCCGTTCAAAGTCAACTGGACGCACAAGGCAGCCATCGCAAAGCCGACCGCATGGGCGGACCAGAGGCTCATGGCTATGCGGATCACGCCCACGAAGCCCACTGGATGGGTGCAGGGTGACGTGTTCGATATTTACCGTATCACCGCCGACCAGCCTGAACTGATCGTGCGTGACGGCGAATATGGTACGACATACGTGGATCCGTACCCTGCTTTCGGCAGTGTGTGCGGACACCGTGTGGTCGCCAAGACCGCAACGGGTTCCTACATCACAACGGACAACGAGATCGCATGGTACGACATGGATCTGGATGACGGAGACATCATCGAAAGCGATGCGCTTGTCATTGATGCGAACGGGATGCAGATAACGCTTCCGTATAACATCGAGTTGTCGAATAAGTGGCAGAAGGACTTCAAGCGGACGGCATACCTCGGCGGATCCGTGCAGGGTGACTGGAACCCCGCCATTCTCCGAGACCTGACAGCAAAGACGGTCATCGTTAAGCGACAGGACACAGGGGAACTTCTGGATATGCGTGACCTCGCAGCATATGCAGGTCCGGCACACATCAGAACGCCTGACGGTTCTTCCTTCTCCTGCGACATTCAGGTGAGTGAGAATGCATCGTACAGCGACAAGAAAGTCCAGTACAGCTTGACAATCAAAGGCATAGATCCGCAGGAGCCTGACGGCATGACGCTTGCGGAATGGATAGAACTGCATCCTGTGGGGTGATTGAATGAACTGGAATACTGGTTTTAGTGCAATTTATGAACTGCACAGAGTCGACCCCACCTCATGGATGGATGTGGGGCAATATAACCTGATCAGCGGGTGCGTAGACAAGTCTCCCACCGGTCTGATGGAGTCAGCAGACATCACTATGACGGAAACGCCAGGTGAATGCTGGCTCCGTATTTATCTGAAAGCAAAACAGGGGGCAGACGGTGCAAGGGTGGCATTGTTCACCGGCCTTGCGTCCGCTCCTCAGAAAACGCTTGACGGGAACAAGGTGACGCACAGGGTACAGTGCTATTCCGTGTTGAAACCTGTTGACGATATGCTGACCCCTCGTGGGTACTTCGTGGCTGCGGGTGTGTCCGGTGCACAGGCAGCTGCGGAACTGCTTCAGGCAGGACCTGCACCTGTCACATACAAGTCACCGTCACCTGCATTGAAAGAGGCTATTGTTTCGGAAGACAAGGATACATACCTTGCCATTGCCCAGAAGATCGTCGATGCAATCGGATGGAGAATCCGCATTGACGGAACGGGGACGATAAGCATCGAGCCGAAACCGACCAGAGAGGCTGCACGGTTCGACGTGTATGAGAACGACTCCATTG